CACCCGCACCTGATCCATCGAGTATCGCCGCGCGTCCAGTAATCGGAGGCACATCCGATACGGTGGATGACGGATCGGCGCTGTGGCGATGACATCAGCGCGGCGAGGGATCGCGGCCGCGCGCCGCCCTACAACATGTTTGCTTCAGCGTAGGTGGATAGCCGTCACCTGGCCAGCTCGCGCCATTTTTATGTCCGCAGCAGCGCTCGTCGGCGGGACAAAAGAAAAGGGAGGCCGGCTCGCGCCGACCTCCCCTTCGTTGCCGTAAGGCGATCGCTTACTGACCGGAGCCCGGCCCGTAGGTGATCTCCACGCGACGGTTCTGGACCTCGCGGACGCCGTCGGCGGTCTCGACGCGCGGACGGGTCTCGCCGAACGCTTCGGTCGTCATCACGCCGTCGGGGATGCCCTTCGACGCAAGGTACGCCTTCACCGCATCGGCGCGACGCTGCGACAGGCCGACGTTGTACGAGGCCGAACCCGAACGGTCGGTAAAGCCCGCCAGCATGACCTGCGCATTGTTGCAGGTCTGGTACTGGGTGACGGCGTTGTCGAGGATCGACGCGGCCTCCGGGGTGATGTCCGACTTGTCCCACTCGAAGAACACGATGAACGGACCCGGCGAGCAGACCACCTCGGGCGGCGGCGGCGGCGGGGGCGGAGGGGGCGGCGGCGGCGGCGGCGGCGGCGGCGGAGCCGCTTCTTCCGGAGCGCCGAAGTTGTAGGTCAGACCGCCGAGCAGGCTGTGCGACCGGAAGCGACCGTCATAGGCGCTATTGCGCGCGTCGACGAGCTTCACGTTGTCCGCGTTGAAGAAGCGATACTTCAGCGAGACGTCGAGATGGTCGCTCAGCGGCGCACGGATGCCCGCCAGCGCCTGCCAGGCGAACACGGTGTCGCTGTCGTCGAGCAGCTGGTAGCTGCGGGTCAGCGCCAGACGCTGCTGCACGCGCGCCACACCGGCACCGCCACCGACGAAGCCCTGCAGGCCGTCATCCGGACCGAAGTCGAGCAGGCCGTTGACCATGAAGCTCAGCGCCGACGAACGGCCACCGGCATAGCCGTAGTTGCCAGCCGCGACCGTGGTGCCGGTGCCGACCGGGATCAGCCCGGTGCTCGAATAGCCATCGACCGTCGCGCGACGGTAGCCGACTTCGGTCTCGAGACGGAACGCACCGAAATCGTAACCGATGGTGCCGTCCAGATCGATCCCGTAGTTGTGATCGACCGAACCCGTACCGCCGAGCGTCGGCGCCGCGGAGTTGGTGATCGAATAGTCGATATCCTCGACAATCATGCCGCCGCCTGCGATCCCGACGTACCAAGAGTCGTCGCGTGCGAGCGCCGGAGTGGCGATCGCGGTCGAGGCAAGCGCCATAACCATGGCAAGCTTACGCATCGTAATTCCCCTTTCCTTAGGTGTCACTACGGACCGGCAAACTCACTATAGAAGGGTTGGTTTCCGCACAAGCGCACAAATCCGCGCCCTGTTGCACGATCGCAACAGTCGCCCCAGCGCGTTCAAGTCGCGATCAATCCATGGGTTCGCAGCGCCGCCAGCACCGATCCCAGCGCCACCCGCGCCTCGCTGTCGACCGTCGTTCCGCCACTGGGGTTCGGGATCGCGGCACCGCGCGATCCGACCACGCGCTGCCCTGCGAGCATCAACCGCTCGCCGCGGATGGTCCCGCTCTCCCACGCGCCATCGACCCGCACGAGCCATTGCCGCGCCGCGCGGTCCCACGCCGCCAATCCGTCGCGCGGCGTGACGAAACGCCAGCCGGATGCCGTCCAGCCCGCCAGCGCGCCCGCCTGGCCCGCCCAGGCACCAGCCGGCGCGGTGCCGACGATCCAGCACGCGCCTGTCGCCGGCGACGCCGGAGGCTGGTCCAGCCCCGCGGCCTCGACGCCCGCCTGAACGGCGATGTCGAGCAGCGCGAGCGCCTCGTTATGAGCCAGCTCCTTCTGTGCCTGCCCCGTCTCGATGAAGGGCAGCCCCAGCCGCGCCGATCCGCTATCCGCCATGTCGTTCCCTCGCTCAGGTGATGATGATGGTGGCCGCGGCGGAGTCCGCGAACGTGCCGAGCTGACGCACCGTCAGGATGACCGGCCCCGCATGGCGATGCGCCGCCGGGACGGTCATGGACGGCGTTGTCACGATCGCCTCTTCCATGAGGCCCCCATGGCTCCAGGCGACGCGATAGCGCTCCGTCTCTTCCACCAGCGGTGCATCGCGGCCGTCGTCCCAGCTCCAGCCGAGCCGACTGCGGCGGGTCCAGCGCACCAGCGCGTCGCCGTTGCCGGCGTTCGCGAAAGTCAGCGCGACGGGCGGCGGAGGTGCGATTGATACGCCGCTCAGCACTGCCGTCGCCTCCGGTCCACCCGCCGCATCGCCGACGCCGGTCGCGGCGACGTGAAGGATATCGCCCGGACGCGCGCCGGCGAGCGGCAACACCAGCAACGCACCGCGCTCGATCAGCACGAAGCGGCTGCCGGACGCGTGCGCTGCCGCGGCGGTCCCGCGTCGGCCACGCCGGAACCCCGCAATCCGCCACCGTCCGCCCGAGAGCGAAAGGGCGTCGGCGAATTGCACCAGCTCGTCGCCGATCAGCGCCAGATTGGCGCCGCGATCGAGCGCGGAAGCATCCGCGGAGGTCAGCGTCATTCCGTCGTGCGGCAGGACGATCTCCACCCCAGGCCGCCGATCGATCAGCGCCGACGGCGCCTCGCCCAGCGGCTCCGCCAGCGTGCCCATCACGGCAGGACCGGTGCTTGCCCCGGTCGGCTCCCAGGTCATGCCGTCGCGGCTCGTCGCCAGCGCCGCCGAACGCCAGCCCGCCGCGGTTCCCGCCGTCGCGATCGCCACTTGCGGCACCTGCGCGGCGATGTCGTCGAGCGGCGGCAGCTCGAACGCCTCGATCAGCGTCGCGCCGACCGCCACGTCCGCCGCCGCGGCGACATGCCCCGCGTCAGCCGCCCGCGCCTCGATCGCCTCGCCCGCGGGCGCGAGGTCGAGCGACACCGTCATCCCCTCCACCTCCACCCGCGTCACGCGCCACGCCGTCGCCTCGCCGGGCAGCGTCACCGCGTCTCCGGGCGCATAGTCGAGCGCGGTGATGTCGAGCGTCGCGCGCCGTCGCGCGCGTCCCCGCTCCCGCGCCAGCAACGCCGCTTCCGCCGCCCCGCGCGCCCGTTCCGCCGCCATCACCGCCGGCAGGGCGATCGCCTCCTCGCGCCAGCCCGCCCCGCCGCGCTGCGCCCGTTGCGTACCGAGCTGGTAATCCCGCGCCGGGTCGTAATGCGACACCGACAGCGCGACCGGCACGGTCTCGATCGGGTCGCGTACCAGCCGCATCGTCGCCTCGCGATCGAGCGCGCGCGGCGTGCCGAGGCGATTGTCGAGCCGCACGGCGCCGCCCTCCGGCACGCACCACCCTTGCGACAGGTCCGCCAGCGCCCCGATCGCCCCCGCCACGCTGTCGCCGCTCGCCGCAAAGCCTGCCACCGGGTCGAGCGGCCCGGCTCCCGTCAGCGTACCGCCGCCGATCGCTCGCGCGATCGCGCCCACCGTCACCGGCGCCTCGTCCGCCACCACCTCGAAGGTCAGCGAGGGAATCCGGTTGCCGAAGTCGGCGAGCTGCAGTTCCTCGAACACGGCATAGGCGAGGCCTCGATGCGCCGGCGCGTTCGCCACCAGGCTCGCGATTAGCGGGTCGGGCGTCTGATCCTCCCCGCCCAGGTGGAGGCGAAACCCGGTCGCGCTCTTCCAGTCGCCCGCCGCCCCGCGCAGCAGCTTCCCCTCCGCCCAGATCCGCCGCACCGCGCGGATCGGCCTGGCGGACAGCGCCACCGCGAACGACGCCGAATAGCTGTAGGTCGTGGTCGCCGGCCGGCCCTTGCCGCCGCGCTTGTCGCTGCGCGTCTCGATCAGGTCGGTCGCCCAGATCACCGACCCCGCCACCCGCATCGTGCCGAACAGCCGGGGGATCGGGGTGCCGTAGGAGGAGGTCTGGACTGCCAGCTCGGTCAGCCGCGGCCCGGTACGGCGCGGCGTCGGGAACAGCAGCGCGCGGTCGATGCTCTGCCCCAGGGTCGCGCCGATCGCCGCGCCGATCGGCCCGCCGATCGCGCCGCCCACCGTCGTCAGCACCAAGGTCGCCATGTCAGTCTCCCTCCACGCGCCACGCGCGTTCGATCGGCCAGGGCGAGGCTCCCGGCCGCTCCACCACCCGCCGTGCCGCGACATCGGCATGGACGATGCCCGCGTCTGTCCGCACCGCCAGGTGCACCTGCGTCGGCGACACCCGGCACAGCAGGATGTCTCCCGCCCGCCTTCCGTCGCAGCGCACCAGCCCCACGGCCTCCCCGTCCCACGCGCCGGTGCGCAGCGCATAGTCCCGCGGCACCGGCTCCTCGTGCCCCGCGGCCCGCGCCGCCACCGCCGCCAATCCGACGCAGTCGAGCCCGCGCGCCGGATCGCGCCCCTGCGCCACGAACCGCACGCCCACGCACGCTCGCGCCGCCGCCGCGGCACGGTCCCCCTTGGTCATGCGCCGGGGTAGCGGGTCAGCAGGTCGATGCCGGGCAGGTACGGCTCGCCGCGGAAGTTCGCCGCATTGCCGAACCGGGTTGCACAGGTCGCCAGCCGGCGGTCGCATCCCTCGACGACCTCCACCAGCGTCCCGGCCGCCGCCGCGAAGACCGGCGCCACGCGCAGCGTCAGCCCCGCCCCGTCGGACACGGCGACGGCGCTCTCCAGTCCGGTGTTCGCCCCGCCGAGCCAACGCAATCGCCCGTCGCCATGGGCATTGGCGACCGGCTCGGCCGCGTCCAATGTCACCTGCCGCCCCGCCTGCGCCACGACCCGCGCATATCGCCGCCGGCCTGCCATCGGCACGCGACAGCGCCGGTCGCCCAGCGTCGCGCGGCACCCCGGCGAGGTCGCCTCCGCCACCGGCATCTCCAGCCGCGCCGCCGCGCCGGTCAGTTCCGCGGTGAAGCGGTCGTCCGTCATCGTCACCGCGCCGATCCGCCCCTCGCCGAGCGGCACCGCTACCGCCGCCGGATCGCTCCAGTCGATCGCAAAGGCGACGACCCGCGCGCCGTCCCACCGCCCCGCCTCCAGGTCGCGCGCGGAGATCGCCGCCGACCCCAACGCGCCGGTCGCCTCCATCGTGTCGGCATCCAGCCCCTCGGCGCGCACGATCGCGGACGGAGTCAGCCCCGGCGCCGCGCGATAGGTCAGCCCGTCGACCGCCAAGTCGCGGTCATGCCCCGTCAGCGCCACGGCGATCCCGTCGCGCCGCTCCAGCCGCCAGCAGAAGGCGATCGTCGCCAGTCGGTCGCCACTCATGCTTCGCGCACCTCGACCAGCGGGACGCTCGGCGCCGCCCCGGCCAGGAAGGTCGCACGCTGCACCGACAACTGATCGTCGGCAAACCGGACCGGCACGTCGAAGGTGAAGGATGCCCGCACGATCTTGCCCGCCGCCGGCGCGACATCAAGCGTCACGATCCCCATCGGTGCCAGCGTGAAGCCGGTCGTCGCCACGCCATTGACGCTGATCGCCACGCTCCCCGTCGCCGGCCGCGTGATCCGCCGCGTTGCCGCGCCGTAATGCTTCACCAATGCGAAGCTGCGCGTCGTGCCGTCGCCGGTCCCGATCACCTCGTCCACGCCGCGGCTGTCGAACGGATCGCGGAGTCGGAACGCCCGCGCCGGCCCCAGTCGCGCCCGGAAGAAGGCGAGCAGCGCCGCCACGTCCGCCTCGCTCCGCATGCCCGGCCCGACGTCGTAGCGCGTCCGCGCCTCCGCCCAGCCGGCGGTCCGCGTCTCGCGTCCGCCCGCGCTCTGCGTCACCTGGGTCGAGAAACCGGGGATCACCTCCGCCTCGCGCCCCAGCGCCAGCGGAAACATGACGTCGTCGAACGCCTGCACCTCGTCCTCCTGCTCGTTCCAGTAAATGAGCCCGTCGCGCATCACCTGCGGCAGCGCCCACAGGTACGTCGCCCGCACCCCGCGCCGCATCGCCACCCCCGCGGCGGCGACGATCCGCGCCCATTGCGCGCGATCCTCGCGGCGCAGCACGAACCCCGACAGATAGTCCTGTTTCGCCGCCGGATAGCCCAGACGTGCCTGCGCCGCCGCGACACCCGCGGCGCTCGCGGCCACGTCACCGGCGGTGACCCAGTCGTAATCTTCCAACTGGAGCACATCGAACGCCGGCGCCGCCCAACCGACCGGCAGGTTCATGCGCTTGGCCTCGGGCGCCGCGCGATCCAGCACCGTCGGCAAATAGGCGAGCAGATAGGTGGTGCAGTCCGGCCGGTCCTGCTTCACGGCCGCGACGAGCGCCGCGGTCGACGACGACAGCGCGGCACCTGCCCGATCCAGCGTCGCGGTCTGCGCCGCACTCATCGCGCCCGTCCGCATCGTCGGGATCGCCGCCGGCGCGAACGCCGCCACCGCGCTCGCATCGTACAGGCACGGCCGCCCGTCCGGCATCGTCCACCACCACGGCTCGCCGACCTGGAACCGCGGCGCCAGCCCCGCCGCGCTCCCGATCGCGACGAAGGCGCGCGCCACCGCCTTCAGATAGGCCATCGCCCCGTCATGCGTCGGCGACAGCAGCGTGGATGGTGGCACCCAGCCGGTCAGCGCCGGGCTCCCGTCCGCCGCGCGCTGCTTCCAGTCGTTCCAGCAATGCGCATCGAACAGTTCGTACGACAGCGACCAGATCACCTCGTAGCCGAGCGCCTTGGCCCGACGCGCGAAGTCGCGGTGCCATGCCGCACAGGCGACGTTGAGCGCGCCGCCGGTCAGGCTGACCTGGCTCCCTCCGCTCTCGAGCCGGAAATAGTGGCTCATGCCCACGTAGTGCAGGATCGTGCCGCGATAGCCGAGCTGGAGCATGGTGCGCAGCACCCGCGCCGGCGTCAGGTGATAAATGTCGTCATAGCCGTTCGCGATCGACAGATCGTGCTCCGGCGTCACGACGTCGCCGATCGCGATCACCGCCCCCGCCCCGGTGCAGGCGATGCCGCTCAGCTCGACCCAGCCCTCCACGGGAGCCGACAGCGCGCCGCCAGCGGGATCGTAGCCCGGCGCCACCAGCGACACGAACATCCGGTCGATGTCACCCGCCCACACCGGCACCGCCTCGCCCGGCAGCATGAAGCCGCCGTCGACGGCGGCGAAGTCGATCGTGACCTGCGCATCGGTCGGCGTGCCCTGCGCATAGTTCCACAACCGCACGTACCAGGACCGCGCCACGCCGGCGGCATCGCGACCTTCGATGGTCAGCACCGGGCCGTGGACCGCGTCGAGCGGCAGCACCCCCGCCGACCGCCAGCGGAACGACAGGCGAACGTCGCGATAGTCGCGCACGGTGTCGTAGCGCAGCAGCGGATGGTCGTGCCGATCCGCGCTGTCCCAGATCAGCCCGGCAAGGTCGTCCTTGCGATAGAAGACCGCATCGACCCGCAACGCATCCGGCGCGGTCGTGACGACCGAGGCCATCATCGGCCGCGGGAAATCGACGGTCCAGTAAACGGGGTCGAAGCGCGAGACGAACCCGTTCGCCTGCTCCGCACGCGTCGGCGCCAGCCAGAAGCCCATGATCCGCCCCCCTCAGCCCGCATCCGCCAGCGACTGGCGCACCGCCCGCGCGACCTGCCGGCTCGACCGCTGCAACGCCGCCGCGCTTTCACCAGCGCCCGCGTTGACGGTGATCGCCACCCGCACCTCGCGCACGGCCGGCGCGGTCGCCGCGGCGACGCTCCCGCTCGTGGTCGGCACGAACAGCTCGGGCCCGCGCTCGCCGACCCAATAGGGCCGCCCCGGCGACACCGGCCCGCCGGTCGCCCGGCCCGGCGCGCCCAGCAGCCCCAACAGACCGCCCAGCAACCCGCCACCGCCGCCGCCGCCGACCAGGCTCCCGATCCCCGCGCGAATGGCCGCCCCGGCGATATCGGCCAGCGCCGCCATCGCCACGGCGCGCAGGTCGTCGAACCCGATCTTCCCCTGCCGCGCCGCGCGCACGAGCGCATTCTCGACCAGCCGCCCGGCGCGCTCCGCGCCCAGCGCCAGCGGCCCCTCCAACTGGCCGCGCATCGCCTCCACGTCGCGCGCGAACCCGCTGGTGTCGGCGCGCACGCCGATCACCAGCCGCTCGATCTCCTCATCCATCGGGATATGCCTCCTGCAATCGCGCGATCAGTCCCGCGTCGGGGGGCGTCGCTTCCTCGGGCAACAGCGCGCGCATCAGCGCGGCCAGCTCGTCGGGCGTCGCCCGCCAGAACGCGTCCGGCCCCCACCCGAACATCACCCCCGCCAGCCCCGCCAGCCGCACGGCAGCGTCGGCGAACAGGTCGTCACCCCGGCCTCGTGCCGGGGTCCTCCGACCCGCGTCCTCGCCGGCCGATGGGTCCGCGTCACCGTGGATGCCGGGACCGGCCCGGCATGACGACGGGTCGCTCACCGCCCCGCCAGCACCTGCCGCAGCAACGCGCGCAGCGCCGGCGTCGCCGCCGCCACGCCGCCCGCGACCACCGCCTCGCCCAGCATCTCGCGGGTCAGCCCCTCCGCCGCATCATGGCGGCAATGCCAGAACAGCCCCACCGTCTCGGCAAGCGACAGCTTCCCCGCCGCCGCGCGCTCCACCAGCGCGAACAGCGGCCCCAGCTCCGCCTCCGCCGCCACCAGCGCGGCGAAGCTCGGCCGCAGCACCAGCATCTCGCCCGCCACCCGGATCGCGGCTTCCCCCCGCGCCCCATTCGCATCGGCGTTCACGCGCTCACCACCTGCCCGGAGCTTTCCAGCGCGATCGTGTAGGACCGCTCGCCGTTATAATCCCCGGCATAGTCGAGCCGCGTGACGAGGAAGCGGCCCGTCATCGTCTCGCCCCCCTCGAAGGTCAGCCGATAATCGTCCAGCGCCCCCGCCAGCGCCGACCCGCGCACCCGCGCTTCCGCGGTCGATCCGGTGAACACCCCCGCCGCCGACACGCTGACGCTGCGCACGCCCGCGCCCGACAGCAATTCGCGCCACCCGCCCGAATCCTTGTGGGTGATCGCCACCGCCTCGCCGTTCACCGACAATTGCGTCGTCCTGAGGCCCGCCACCGTCGTGTAGGCAACCGGACTGCCCCCGTTCCCCACCTTCAGCAGGAACGCACTTCCCTTCTCCACCGCCATGAATTCCTCCCTCGAAGCCCATCCGGTCGTCAGACGGCCATCACCCGAACTCGCACGTCGACCAGCGCCGCCCAGCGTCCCTGCGCCTCGCTCAGCACCGCGCTGCGCACCGGCACCACGCTCGCCACGCGCCAGCCGCCGAACTCGCGCGGCAGCGTCAGCAGCGCCGCCTCGACCGCATCCGCCAATTGCGTCGCGCGCGCCGGGCTCTCGCCCTCGTCGCGCACCGTCACCCCGACCCTGATCTCGCGCCCGTCGCGATCCTTCACGCCCCAATCGCTCGCGATCACGTCGCGCAGCACGGCATAGGGCACGCTCCCGCGCCGGTCGGCGCCGTCCCACACGCGATTGACCGCGACCGACGCGTCGCCGCGCAGCCGCGCCAGCGCCGCCGCGCGCACCGCCGCGATCGCGCTCATCGCCGCCACCCCGCGACATGCCGGAGCCGCACATCGCCCAGCAGCCGCCGGACCAGCCCGCGCCCCGTAATCGCCACGCCTTCCGGCACCTCGCGCGCCTCGATGCCGGGCACCTCGGCCAATCTCGCGACGACCCGAGCCTTCGCCCGCGCCACCGCACGCTCCACCGCGCGCTTCATGCCCGCGCCGCCGTCGTCAGCCGCGTGTCGCGGAACGGCCGCCACAGCGCCGTCACCGCCGCGGGCGGCGCGTGCCTCCCCTCGCGGTCGGAGAACAGATGCGCCGCCAGCAGTGCCACGCCCTGCCGGATCGGCTGCGCCAGCCCGGCCCAGCTCGCCGCCTCGCCCGCCGTGAACGTCACCGCCAACGGCCCCGCGGCGTTCGGCGCGCGTACCCATCCCCGCGCCTCCGCGTCGATGTCGACCGCATAAGCGCTCGCCGCCAGCACCACCGCCGGCCGTCCGGCGGCGACCGCGGTGATCGCGCGCACCGGCCCGGCGGGCAACTCCTGCCACCCCGGATCGGCCGGCAGCTCCGCCACCATCTCGCGCCGGATCAGCGCCCGCCCGACGAACTGCTCCGCCAGTCCCAGCGCCGTCTCGGCGAAGGCGAGGATCAGCGCATCGTCCCCACTCGTCTCCACCCGCAACTGCGCGCGCACCGCCGCCAGCGCCGCGCTCGCATCCCCGGCGCCAAGCGTCACCACGCCCGGCCCGCCCATCAGCATCCCCATGCCCGTCCCCTTGCTACCCGAAAGCGTCGCAGCCGTCGGACGGGCCGGCTTGCGCCGACCCGCCGCCCGGCCGCGCCGAGTCTGCGATCCTGCTTGCGCAGGACCGCAGCTCAGCTCGCGGCGAACTTCATCACCTTGATCGCCTCGCTGTTGGTGACGCAGCCGCCGACACGCTTGGTCGCGTAGAAGGTCGTGAACGGCTTGCTGGTGTACGGGTCGCGCAGGATCTGCGTCTCGGTCCGTTCCGCGATCAGATAGCCCATGCGGAAATTGCCGAACGCGATCGACAGGCTGTTGGCGGCGATGTCGGGCATGTCCTCCGCCTCGACCACCGGATAGCCGAGCAGCGTCGCCGGCTGCCCCGCCACCAGGCTCGGCTGCCACAGGAACTGGCCGTCGCTGGTCTTGAACTTGCGGATGCGCGCCAGCGTCGTGGCGTTCATCACGAAGCTCGCGCCCTGCCGATAGGGTGCGCGCACCGCATGGACCAGGTCGATCAGCCGCTCCGCCGCATTGCTCGCGAAGTCGCCCGCCGCGCCGCTCGCCAGATATTGCAGCGTCCCGAACGGCCTCGCGCCATCCGCCGTGCTCGCGGTCGGCGCCTGCAGAAACCCCTTGGGCCGGCTGGTCCCGCTCCCGTTGACGAAGGCTGCGCCCTCCGCCTTGGCGAACTCCGCCGCGATCTCGCCCGCCAGCCATTGCTCGACGTCGAACTGCGCGTCATCCAGCATCGCCTGGCTCGCGCTCGGATTGGCGTACAATTCGCCCATCGGCGGCGCGATCTCGACGAAGACCGGGCTCGCCGTCACCGGCCGCGCATCGGTCTCCGCCGCCCAGCCCGACGGCGTGCCCCCGGTCGTCACGAGCTTGCGATAGCCCGCGCTGCCGACCTGCACGACATTGGCGATGCCGCGGATCGGGCTCGCCGCCTTCAGCACCGCGTCGATCTGCGCGTCGATCTCCTTGGGCACCGCATAGCCGCCCTCGGCGCCGGTCACGCCGGTGAAGGCCTTGGTCTCGATCGTCGCGCCCGTCCGCACGAACCCCGCGAAGCCGGCGTCCCGCTCCACGCGCGCGCCATCCAGCACCGGCCGCGCCGTTACCACGTCATTCATCGGTTTCTCCTGCTAAAAACCTCCCCGAAACGGGGAGGGGGACCAGCCGAAGG